CCAGCGAGGTTGCTCCGTCATTTGTGCCACCGTGTTGGTACAATCGTATGTGGGTATTGGCGGGTAGGCTGCCTATAGTGCGGGTTATATCAACGGTTGCGGAAAAAGCGTCGCTGGCGGTGCATTTGATATCTAATGCGCCCTCCGTGTTTGTCGAAACCCGCTCGACGCTCGCCACGGGCCAATTGTTCAGGCACAGAATTGGCGTTCCGTCCCCGGCGTGCCGCTCCATGGTATAGCTACGCTGTTTGAATTTAATGCCACAATAAGATTCGATGGCATCTGACGCGGCATTTATCAGGAACCGCAGCAAGGCGTCTGAAGTCGTGCCGCTAATGCCCAGATATGTCTTCACGTCGGCCAGCGTCGTCAAGGCATAACTATCAACATCCACGGTATAGGTATCGGCCGTCAGAAACGCCTTGGCGGTAGTGTCGTCGCCGGCCCCACACAACGCCCGCACCCGGATATATCTCGTGCCCCACGCTCCGGCGGTCATAGCGGCGTGGCTGGATTCGGCGGCAGTTATAGGCACCGCTGGCATACCGGGGTCTTGATCGGTAGCCGATGCGCTGATGCCGTCTGTCGATTCATCTAATTGTACATCGGTAATCGCGTCGGCGGAGCCGCCCCCGGTATTCTCAATGATAATGCGCATATCCTCATAACTGCTGACATCCACCCAATCGATTAGTGTAGTGAGCGCCGCCGTTACCGCCGTAGCCGTTGTTTGCTGTGCTATTAGATATGCCATATTAGCTTCCTATTTTAATATCGCCCAGGGCACGTATAGCTGCTCCGCATAATCGCCTGCGTGGCCGTATTGTTCATGTTCACCAATCAGCTCGCCATGGTCGGATGTAACTACAACGGGCGGAGCTAGATCGCCTGCGTATTGTTCTACTGCCGCCATACTAATCTGCAGGTTTTCTGCATAATAATTCCGCAGCGTGTTCCAATCGTTCTGCGCACCCCACTTGTTAAGCTTGCGATTAAAATCGCCATAACCGTCCTTAGCCATACGGCCAATAATGCGCTGTAAGAATGCCTTGCCCTGTTCGCCGATAAACGGCAAATGCGGTGGTATTAAATGAATTAAATATCGTTTATGCGGATACTGCTGGGCAATTCTTCGCACTTGCCTAAGCGTGCTTTTCGGGTCTATCCACCGCTCGTCGCTTGGCTGTGTATATTTCTCTACGCATTTTACCACCGCAAATTGGCTTTTTGTTAGCGCCCAACACGATTGGAGATACGGGTGGGCGCTAATCCACACTATATCCTTAGAGGGCCGAGCCCAATGGTTCATATACCATCGGGCGGTACAATGCGATTCAGTATTAACTTCCTCCATCGTTGCGACTAATGGCCATGCCTGCTCGGCGAAGATGTCCCATCGGCAAGCGTCGAAGACTATCAGCGTGCGCCAATCTGGCCGATACATCAGATCGGATTGCAAGCGCACCGCTTTTGATCTATTATTACCCAGCCTTATTCCTCACGTATTCTGGCAATAAGCGCCATATCGTTATTGCTCGCGTGCGAAATACACTTAACAGCAGATACGCAACGACACGCTCAAGAACATTCTCAACCTTGTTTATTGCCTGGAACTCTCGTATCATTAGAAGGCCCCATAGGCTTCGTGCCAGCGAGCAACAATTATCATGGTATTACCGGCTGCGGTAGATGTGGCCTTCAATCGGTATTTCGTACTTGGTTTTAATATCCAGAAAGCTACCGTCAGTTCGCCCACGGCTTTTTTGTCGCCCGCCTGGTAAACATCTAGCAATAAGCCGGAATCATCCACGGTAGGCGTGTGCGTTGCAACAACATCGGCAGTATTGGTGCTGGTTCTCGCAACATTAAATTCAGTTAAAGCCGTGCCGTCATTATGCGTGGCTTGGGTAGTTACACCTTCATATAATTCCAAGACCATGCCAGTCGTGCTAATACCCTTAACCCAAAGAGAACATTCAACGCCCTCGCCGACAGTCAAAATCATATCATGCACAGCGCCGTCGCTTTGCCCCGTAACCTTTGTTAGCGCCTGATATAGTCTTGCTCCATATGCTTCATGTTCAGCATAGCCCATTGTTGATGCCGAACCTCTGTGTACATGCATGGTATCGTCGGCGTTGCCCTGGATAATCTCAACCCGGCCCGCGTACATTTTTTTGCCGGTGGTTTGTATGTTGCCACCCATTACATTAGCCCCCCCGCAATGTGGTAAACATGGTTTGCAAAATGCTCCGCCGTATAATTCGCAAGTACAAAGCGCCGGGCAGAGCTGGCGATAGATTGATAGTCGCCCGGCCGGGATAGAAAATCCTTGATCCTGCTGGCAAAATTTGTTTTGTTTACATACACACAGTTGCCATAATCCCGGAAGCCATAGCCCTGATATTCAGACAAGAACTGGACAAACGGCACACAGCCCGCCAGCGGTATCTCGAAATACTTGGGCACCGGATACCAATCGCAAAGAGCTAGCGCTCCGGCGTATTGGCTTAACCACGCGCCGTATTGGTGGCCGCGTGGGGTCTTCTTATCGCGTATCCAATGCTCGACAAATTCAACCTCCGGCTGGTTATATGCCCATTTGCGAAACTCATAACACGGCATTCGGCCCGCCCACGTTGCACCGTTAGCCAGTACCGCGTCGCGTCGATCTTCCAGCGGCCTATCGCCACTGGCGAAACGCTCGCTGCTGGGCACGGCCGGAAAATGTATCAACATCTCATCGGCGTCAGAACCGATATGGGGCGCCAAGTATTTATAATAACCGTCGCGGTAGGGGCAGATAATATACTCAACGCCACGATCCTTGAGAATACGTTGTGCCCTGCCCAGCTTGCGAACCGGCAAACCAGTATCGCTATAGCGGCCACGCTGCGGGCGCTGATGCGGATCGTTCAGATATTCTATTTTGATAGCAGAGTGCCGCTCGATTCCGTCAATGTGTATATGGTGCGACGAATGTAGATCATAGAACAAGATAACGTCGGCTTCAATATCCGCCGCCGACCGCCCGGTTATGATATGTTGCACATCTTCAAACCGCTCGATAAGCGCCTTGAACATATCCCGGTAGCTACAACTATAGGGATTCAGTTGTAGTTTTGGCTCGCAGGGGTTGTAAATGCCATCTCGTATAACAGGTCGATTAGTCGATCTGTTTGCACCCGATTTTCCCACCTGCCCAGCGTATATTCCCGGCCCGCCTCTGCTATCTGCCGCCACCTGGGGTTGTCCGGGTCGTCCAGATATTCCGCCATCTTTTCCCTGTAGTTGCCCTCGTTAATAAATATCGCAGTCTCGCCGTCAATATAGCCTAACTCTCGCTCGCAATCATTCAGCTCCGTCATCTCCATAAATGTCAGCGCGCCAGACATGGGGCTTTCACAGTATTTATAAACGGAGTACTTGGTGCAGGCCGCTATACCCGCCGCAAATTGGCCCAGCAATTTAATAAACAAATCGCCGACAAAGCCTGCCTCGAATCCCACATATTGAACCTCCGGCGCTGCGCAGGTCAATCTTCGCAGGTGATAAAATCCCGGCGATACCGCTCCTGTCTGCAACACTTTATCCTTACGCCGCTTTTCCCATGGCGGCGGCAATAATAGCTCCTTGTTGATCCCAAACATAAATACCCGATAGGGAATATCTTTCGGCAGGAACTTGCGCAAGTATTGTGTTGATTGCATGTTGATGGCAAGATTGATCTTGAGGCGCCGGCAAGTATCAATGAAAGCCGGCTTAATCTTGTGTGAGTCAGGGCATCGGACAACCTTGACTATATTGAGCGATTCGAGCGGGTTGTAATCTGTCGCCCCAGACCAGATATCATATATGATCAGGGCGTCGTAGTGTTTGTAATCCGAAGGATTAACGCTGCCAAGGTTGGTAATAACATCACAGTTAATACGATCCGATGCCCGCAGCCCCTCAACAAAGAACCGATATGAGTTATTATTCGGCGTTGCCAGCCGGAACGGCGGCGTGCCGGAATCGGGGCGGCCCCACCGATACGATAAACCCCTGTCGTTGCGGTTGTATAATACGGCAACATTTAATGTGTGCATGTTATAGCCTTAAATACTGCTATATTGTGCTGGAACCATAAAAGGGCGTTGCCCGTGATTGCCTGTTGGAAATAATGCATAAGCGCAATACTCAGCCCGGCGCTGAAGCGGTGCCGCCCGTATTGCTCAATGCGGGGGACCCAATATGTTGGCGTCTGGGGGTTAAGGTGTTCGGTCGATATTTTGTCGCTGGACGTAAGTACAATCCACCGGGCGGCCAGGCGGCTACAGTTTTCAGCAAATACATTAGCCGCCTCCGGCGGTAGATGCTCCGCCACCTCGAAGCTGATGACCATGTCGCGGGGCGTAAACGAATCGGGTAGCGGCTTGCCTAAGTCGGCAAAATGAAAATACTTGGGCGATACTTTGGCTTCGGGAATAACCTTGGCGTTCAGTTCTACGCCGTCCGCAGTAATGCCCGAATCGTGCAGCGCCTGTAGATATACGCCCGTCCCGCAACCCAAGTCCCAGGCGCCATCAATATCGCCCAGGTGTTTTAGCAATTGTTCTATGACTATACCGGCATATCGGATTTTAATAGGGTCGCTGGGGTATAGTATTGTTTTCATTTACAGCGCTCCAGAATGGTTTCGACTATCAATTCCGGATCGCACCCGTAATCGCCGCTATATAGCTTCCACTCCGATCCGTCATGTTCAAAATAGAATCCGTAACCCGTTACCCGGTCGCCCCAGAACGCCGACGATTCGCAAATCTTCGGCTCGCCACGCTCGTCGAAAATAATGTCCAGGGCCACCCGAAACAATTTATGTTCACGATAAAAACGCTGGCCGAAGTCTAATAGATCGCGCATGCGATTGGTTAATCGCGGCCAGTTAATAAAGCCCATATCGCTGCCGGACGCAAATGGAGCGTCCGCTCGGCAAAAACGTTGACATATTAAGCCATATCGTTCTCCGATCATATTGATCCGCCAATCGCCATCATTGTCCGGAAGAAACCTTTGCCACAGCAAGTATCCCTTTTGTATGCCGCCCACGCATGGCAGGCCCCGCGTAAATACTATTGTGGCCTCACGCATAGCCTCTTCTGCATTGTGGATCATGCGAATATTTGACGCGCTGGCCCCGTGTGAGCTTTTCGATAGGAACGGATACGGCAGCAGGCTATCCCGGACGACCTGGTCTGCAACTTTGGTATTGACAATATGATATGTTTGCGGCATCCAGTCGCCAAATACTTTCGATTGGGCCACCTTGTCATCGTATAGCTCACATTCCCGCAAGCTGGGGAACATGGCTACGTGTTTCTTTGCAGCAATATCTCGCGCTAGTTGTTTATCTGCCTGTCGGCGGGCCATACCATGGTGCAAATTAAGGGATACGGCCACGCCTGGGTTGTCGGGCACTTCCGCTGCAGCCTCGAACAGATAGGCCGGCACGCCTATCTTGCGGGCAGCCTGACAAACACGTTGACCATATGTGTTTTTGTCGTTGTTGGCGTAAATGCACGTTATCATAATTGGTTCTCCGGCTTGCGCAGGATAAGTATTGCCTCGTCGGGTATATAGCTAACACATAGCAGTTCGTATTTTGCAGGGTCTATTGCCTCGATTTGCCTTGGCGACCAGTTCGGCGGACATATCGTTTTGTAGAATTTGTGCCGAATCTCAAAGATCAGCGTACCCCCCGGCGCCATTTTGGGATAGATTCTGTCGAGATACTCAGTTATGGGCCACTGCCAACCAATGGCTTTTATGCTGTAGGCAATATCAAGCGCCCCGTCCGGTATTGTCTCCCACTCTCGGTGCTCCGCATTTAATGTACGGAAATTGGTTAGGCCGTTTTGCCTACAGAACCTCTCGGTCCCGGCGAGTGAATTGTAATACCCGTCGTTAAGCTCATCGTAACAGCCACCAAACTGCTCATCACCGCTGTCGCCGTCCAGTAAATAAAACAGGGTCTTGTCCCAACCGAAATATCTGAATAGGAAAACGCTGACCCTGCCCACGCCACAACCAATATCCAAAGCCGCCATAGGCTTCAGTTGACCCAAATGGTACATCGCCAGCTTTAATTCCGGGCAGGTGCCAAACTTGTTATAATCGCCATTCGTTTGCATTTCGATATATTTGCCAAGGCCGGGCGGGAACAACACGCGGGCATAGGGCACCATGGCCCGCTCAATTGCATTCATGTAGGTTTGATTTAACGGCTTAACCATCGCTCGTAAGCTCTCCGCCATAGATTATAAGCGTGGCGGCCCCGCCATTGGACGACCCTGCCGTCCCATACACCATGCGGCAAAACGTCTTTCCATGCCCCCTTGTAATGTATCGCGTGTGTGTCTTTTCCGACAACCGGATATCGCCTAACATCATTTAGTTGCCGACACGTGAACCCCTGCATCTGGCAGCCACACCGCATACACCCATTACGCCAATCCCGCACCTCGTGGGTATCCAGCAGATAAACAAACGCATCCTGCTGGCCGCCACCCCATTGAGATTTGTAGTCCTGGGCTGCCAGGATCGCTTGCGTTATGCGCGACCATTCGCGGAAAAAATACATGGTGCGAGATGATCTGCGAGCCAATATCATGCCGGAATTTATCGGGCATTGTAGGTTTTCGTCCCATTCGGTTTTGTATGTGTAGCCGATATCAAACTGGTTGTCGTCAAAAAAACAATCGACCGGCTTAACTAATAGCATATCGGTGTCGGGGAAAACGACATTGGTTGTCTCGGCGTCCTCAAGCTGCTGCTCCCACATATACAGCGTATAGGATATGGGCTCTTCTGGATTGTCAACCCTCGCCGGCCCAGCAAATGGCACCAGCTTGGCATAGGACAACTTATGCGATATTTCTTCAAGAACGGCCGGGGCCATATCCATATAGGCCACCGATATGTCGGCACCGCCCTGGTATATGTCATCGATGCTTTGCAACAAGGCATACAAATAATGCGTATAGCTGTCGCCAAATACGCCAATACAAAATGTCAGGCTCTTGTCTGCCATCGCTCGTAAGCAGCTCGCCAAATACTATAGACATGCCAACCCCGCTCTTCGGGTATCCAACTTGTCCAGGTCCCGTCCGGCAGTACATCCCGCCACTTGCCCTTGTAATGCAAAATATGCGTGTCTTCGGTAATGGTGGGAAAACGGCGAATATCATTCATCTGCTGGCATCGCATCTTGCGAATCGTACAGTTGGCCGCGGTTCCATCAAGACAAGTCAGTATGTAGCCAAATGCAGACTGTTGAATGCCACCCCACTCCGGCAATTCAACATCAGACTTCATTATTCGTATCCATTCGTCAATAAACCGACGAGCGCTAGAGCAATTGCGTACTAGCATCATGCCGCAGTTAACCGGCCATTGGGGATTGTCGTCCCCTTCTTCCTTAACCGTATAGGCAAGGTCAAATTCCCAATCCCACACCCAGTTAAACCTGCGTATGAAAAGCATGTCTGCATCGAGCAGTACAATCTTCGCGTCACGGCTAGCATCATCTAGTTGTTGTTGCCATAGATATAATCCATGGGCAATTCGGGCGGCAGTATTGGAGCCGACCGGCGGGCCAAACGACTGCCTCAATCTCACACGCGGCATCTTGCTTTTAATCTCATCGATATAACGGGGCGATAAATCCGCGTAGTAAACACAGATTGTCCCCTCGTCCCCATATACATCTTCAATACTTTGCAGCAGTGCAAACAGATAATGTATAAAGCTGTCGCTATAGATCGGGATAGAAAAGATCATATTTACTTGCCAATGAGCACCTCCTCAAAAACCCGCTTCATTGCCTCACCTGACCGTCGCGGATTGAATTTCTTTATCGCCATGGTACGGCATTCAGCCGACCTTTGCGGGTTGGCCTGGAGGTCGTCCCAGCACTCCTTGATCTGCAAGGCGTAGCCGGGGATATCGTGGGGATCACATCCATAATTTGTATAGGGGCAACCGCCGCCCGCAACCACTGGTGTACCAGACGCCAGTGATTCTCGCATAACACGGGTGGCGAAATTGTGGGGGGTAATCGTTATGTCCATCATGCGGTAAATCTGGGCGATCTCAACAATGGTATAATGTATTTCCGAGATCATGCCCATATCGCGGAAATTAAACAGTACGTCCTTAATGGGCTTATTCCAATCGTCGGGAACACCAAAGACGTGAACTTTCAAGTTGGGCAAATAATGCTCTCGGCAATATGCCGCTGCATGAATCACATTAAATGGCGTAGTATCTTCGCGCCACATATCTGCGACCAGCAAATTAGGTTCACCAATAGATTCTTGGGGAAAATCCAGCAATGGCCCTTCAGGCTTATATTCATCCAGGTCCACCGGGGCCTGCACGTAGCGCAGCTTTTCAGGACCGATGATATGCCGCCAATGCAACTCGAACTCTTCCCAAAAATATACCAGCGCCCTGTAATGATTCCATTCGGGATTGGCAAAACCAGCGATGGTTTCTAACAGGCCATCTTGCGGCTTGAGCTGATAATAATTGGGTATCTGGTGCGGCTTGGGCGGTTTCTTTAATAAGTCGAGCGTGAATGTGCTTTCCGGCCGACCATGCAAACAGCACACTGTAGGTTTCTTCAGGTCTTCGTATTCCTGGTGGATAGCCGTATGCCGCACCAATATGTCTGCTTCTTTCGCCCAATCGGGATGGTCATCTTTCAGCCAATCGTCTTCGATATGCGGCGTGCCGTTGGTGACGATAAACCGGGCGTCAATTCCAAAGTGCCGCTCCGCTTTAATCAAATCCTTCGTCGTGCCATATTGGCCGGAACCGTGCAGGCCGAAGTTGCAAAAGTGAGCTACCTTCATTTGTTAGTTGTTCCCGTCTAACCCCCAAGGAGTTTTGGTTTTTCCCTTACGTTGCATTTTATCTTTAGGTGCCCGGGTTAGCTCTTTGGTTGAGGGTTCCGCCAGGCCGCGCATGCAGAGCGACCTGGCGTATCCCTCTTCCAGCTCAACAACACATCCGGGATCGTTACCCAGATAATGCTGCAAGAATTCAACTCGCCACTTTGTCATGGTTAGTCAATGATTGCCGACGGCATCTGTCTGCTGGCATACCGACAACCCGGATAGAGGATATAATTTACCCCCAACTCCAGCGTTGACGTTGGCCCCGGCGCCGACATACGAACCTGGAAACAGTCCAAGTCCAAACCGGCCGTTGTCGATGCGTTATAGATATCCGCCGCATCAAACTCGACCGCCACTGTGCAGCAATCCTCGTCCTCGTCAACATGACCATTTGACACAACGTCGATAGTCCCGTTAGTGATCTCGCTGGCAGTCGACCACTGATCGGCGCCGGTAAGAATCTGACGATAGCTAATCGGCGTAATCTGCGTTGCGTTATCGCCCGCAACATTACTGCATGCATAAAACGTAATGTCCGCGTCAACGCCGGCATTTATTGCACCGAACGAAAACAGGACCGTTACGTGGTCATAATTTTTCATCGAAACAATATCACCCAGTCGCGCTACGTCTGACACGTCAGGACACAGCGCTTGCACGACGTGATGAGTTTGCAGGAATTTGTCTGCATAAGCCATTACTGTCTCCTTTCTTAGGCAGAAATTGTAGCGTTTTCGGTCAGAGTGATAAACGGACTCAGCGTGTTATTAGTCGCCAGGTTTGACGTAGTGTGCTTCGGCACCATTGCCGATTTCCACCATGGCTGGCCATCGTCACGCAGGACCGCACGGAAAGCTGTTTCGTCGTAGTCAAACTTCAGGTGAATAGAACTATCCAGCCTGGGCGCGCCGCCCGTCTTGCCGCCGATGAGATACTGCGACCAATCGCCTAGAATAATATCACCGACATGGCCCAGAGCCGGGCAATGCTCGGTAACAATTACGGGACGACCCAGTAGCGTATTGTACGGCGTATCGCTGGCGCCATTACCCGGCATGAATGCAGCGGTGCCGGTAATAACCGACCCGGTGCAATCTTCGCAGGAATAGCACAGTTGATACAAATATGGCAGTAGTGCATTGTTGATAAACCACACACTGTTGCCCATACTGGCTGGATGTAAGCGACTCCACATATTAACGATGTCGGTGTAATTCAGCCAGGCATCGCCACACGTGGACCGCGTTACACTAATCAGACAGGGAGCGTTGAGTACGCCGAGCGGCATGTTAGCACCTGTGCCGTTAATAAAATCGTTATCATCATGCCAGGCTATCGCCTCGGTGAATAAACGATTTAACAACGGCTCAATACTAATCGGGCTGTCTTCGAGCAGCTCTTCCGACACATAAGTCAGCGCGATCTTCTTATGCAGGCTTAACGTGATCCGATCAAACTCAGGCTTGGAAGCCGTTTTGGCCCCGGCCTCAGCCGGTCGATACACACGAATAGCGCCGCATAAACCATTGCCACTTTCCCTATGATCGTAATCGCTCAGGGCAGGCATCTGCACGCTGTTGGTACGCATAGGTACAAACGTTGCCCGTGGACGAACAATCGTTTTTTCCAACATTGTTTGCATCAGATTCGTCCGGAACTCTACCGGTACCAGATAGCCGCCCTCGCTTGGCTCGTTCTCGGCCATGTGCCCGGCCGCCTTGGCATTATATGCCCGCAACCGCTTAGCAGCTTCCGCGTCGGGTCTGTCGGGCTTGCCGCCTTCATAGACACATTTGCCAAAATCCCACAGGCCCTTGAAGCCACCTTTAGGATCGTCCTCAACTCTCTCCCGTACTTTGACGGAAGCGGTCTGGGGAAGCGCACGGAGAATATTCAGGAACTTGTCATTTGCGGTTGTGATAACATCCTTGACAACTTCACCGATCTTCTCTTCGGGGCTGATTTCCGGCACTGCATCCTTGGCCTTGACTATCTCAATATCACCGCAGTCAACCCACGGCTGGATAGCCTCAGCGTCGCAATCTAATGCCAGAACCTTACCCTGTTCGTAACGCAACTCCCCATTCTGCCAGCCGTCCTCGGAGAGAACTTTGATAGTGATCATCTAATGATCCCCCTAACAGAAAGGTAAAAAATAGAAACTTAAGCCGGCGTTATCTCAAAGCTGGCCCGCCTAACAACTCGCGCCACAGTCTCTGCATGTCCGGCCTCAGATATGAGCAGCGACACACTAACGGGTCGCGTTTGCCTCCAGCGGCTACGCCCTAATAACTGCAAAGCTTACACTCGCCCCAAAACGGTTACCTCGTATTGTTCCCTGGCAATGCTGGCGATCTCCTCGGTGCTGGGCGGAATGTCGTCCGCTTGGGGTATATCAACAACCTTCACATTCGCCAACCGAACCGGTTCAACGGCGACGGATATGGCAGTTGTAGGTATCTCTGGCGCTCTGTCGAAACCGGCCAAGGCCAAAGCCTTTGGCTTGCTCGTCAACTTCGGCGCCTCTTTTCCAAACTCTGCGTAATGTTTATTCAAATGCCGCCATACGCCCTGGCGGTCCTCGTCAGGCAGCGGTACG